TGAGGTTGGGGTTTCAGTGGTAGTTGAGATACGCCGATCCAATAGAAGAGGATAAGGAGAGCCAGCTTGAGGCTCTTGCATTCGATCCATAACCGAGATCTTTTCTAAATAAACCTTGGCTCCATATTTCATCAAGCAATAAAGTGTTTCTCTTATTGCAAGCACCTGAAGAACTTCATCAGCACCTGATAATTCCCAATAACTCCAACTAGATTGAGCCCTTTCTGTTCCTTCTCCTGAATTACGGAAGAAAAACTTATAAACATAAATACGATTTTTATGACCAGTCTTACCACTTATCCCAAACATTACGTTACTTGTATCATTCACAGTCAGCTTGAACATCTGACTTGGGATATAAGAGGACACATAACCTGTTAAATCTGCTGCATCTGCTGTTAATGCAGTACCAGCTCCACGAACACTAAATTCTCTAAACTGTGACCAATCTCCATTAGCTTGTGCAAAGATAATACCTCCACCGGCTAGTTGGGGCCGAATATTCGTGTCAACTTCAAACTGAGTTAGAACTGTTATTTGTGCAGTCTTAGGTGTTAATATTGTCTCCGCAGCGTTAAATCTAAATTGATATTGCGAACTAAATAATATTAATTCATCCTGATAAGGTACAGCATATTTAAGAATAGAAACTCTGTTATTACTTGCTACAACATCAATCGGATCAGTATCTAAAATTGTTGTAACTGTTTCAGGGAAAAACTCAAAGAAATGTCTAACACGACTAAGAATTACATTCTCATCTGATAGAAAACCAAGTCTATTTTTATAAATAAAAATATCATTAATAGCAAAACCAATAAAACTCGGATCTGGAGCTGTGTTGTAATCACCAGCTATTCGATCACCCCACTTAGGCATCTCACTCCCTGATTGAGTACTTCCATTCGCAGGCCCAAAGTAAAACTGACCATTAGAAAGCCTCACTAAAATATGAGGCATCTTTGCTTCGTCTACTTCGTATTCAACCCCTGGACTAACTGTTTCTGTCCAAGCACCTTCTCCAAAAGTTCCACTTTTAGGTTTGAACTCGACGTAATAACCATCAAAATCATTCCCTGGATCTCCAATAATTGAAATCTGATAACCAACGGGAGCAATCGTTGGAAGCTCTGTAAATGCCTGAACTTCATGCAAGAAAATTCCAATATCTTGATTGGCTTTTGCATCGGTAGCTTCTAACGTAATTGCATTTGCAGATGTCAAATGCAAAACAGAACCACTCCGAGTAATCGTTACTCCACTTGCAGAAATATTTGTTCTTAAATTTTCAGCAATATCTTCTGAACTAATTCTATTTTCTGTAACTGAACCACCACTAGAAACAACAGCAGCGACAGGAGTTGATACTTCTGCGGAACTACCATTAACTGTCAATTTGTATTTATTGCCGTATGAAGCTCCCTTAATCCAGCACAAAGCTTCGTGGGCGGTTGGCCTTGCCGTCGCTGGAGCCGTAGCAGTTTTCATTACTGGAATCTGCTTCGTATTCGTTATGAAGGTGTAATCAGCAATCGTTACAGCTCTTATATGCTGCCTTGCATCAGTAACAGTTGATAAATAACTAACTCCACTTGGCTTATTAACTGTTTTGGCAACTCCATCAAGGTCGTAAACCTTTACGTCGTTATTGCTTATTACTGCAAGATATTCTTCAGTATTATCCCTAAGAATACTATGGATGAAACAGTCTCCAAAACTGGTGCTAGAGACTTCTGCCAAGACTTCGCTTGAATCTCTTTTTCGTAAACCTTCAACGATGGATGACATTCCATTGATTTGTATCTCTCCTTGTGATGGATCTCTTTGGGCATCAGGCTGTTGTGAAATACCCTGAGATAGGTTTGGTATTGAATAGGAACGTAAAGCCATTAGAGTCTGATTCCAGTAGTTATACGGCGAGTACTAAGACCCGAAGCAGGGGTATAAGTTGGAAATGGCAAATGATTTCTTCCTCCTGTTAATAAATTCGCTTGCTCCTGTTCTTGTTCCATTCGCTCTAATACAACTTGAGCTGCTTTCTCATCCTCTTGTGTATATCTAAAAGATGAACTATCTCCTAAAACTCTCTGTGCAAAAACTCTTGCTGATCTAATTGTTATCCAACGATTAAATGCTTCTGGACATTCATCCCATGACATGCCAAAAATGACATCACATAAAATGTCATCAATCGTTGTCTCTAAAATGTAAGTTCGATATTCCGTGTCATATAACCTTGTACCTCGATGTTGGTAGCGACCAGCATAAAGATATGGATCTAACGAAAGTTTTAAAACATTAGTTGGTATTTTTATTTCTCCACTTGAATCTTTAGAGAACGGATAATCTCTTTCTGTGTTCCAGCTCCACCCTTTAATTTGCCCCTCTTTATGAAACTCAAGCAGTGTTCTTTCAGCAATCCTCGCATCAGTTATTTGTTGATTTTCTAAGGTGTTAACAGGTTGTTCACCGATATTCTCTAACAAGATATTTACTGCATCTAGCAGTCCAGTTTTACCTGGAGTAACCGTTTGATTTGCTAATCCCATTTCTCATCTACAAGGGCGTTGCATACATTGTATTAGTAAGCAAAAAAAAGAGCCAGCTTTCGCCGGCCCCTGCTTTGCAATCTCTCGTAATTAGCTTACTAAGGAATAACAATTTTACAAGCTGACTCAGCTCGTAGAACTCCCATACCTAGTGCTTGTCTTGCAACCATAAGATCAGCTTGATGAACAACTCTCCATTCTTCACCTGTTAACTGAAGTGCTGGAGATAGTAGAGAAACTACTCCGACCGCCTCTTTATTAAAGATGAGTCCTTTGCATTTGCTCAAGTTCTGAGCGTAATCAGAGTTGTGATCACCAGCGACAAGCGTATATGCCGACTGGGTAACGTGATTAGAACTCAGAATAGGAATTCCAGCGACACGCAATGTGCGGCCATCAGCAATGGTTCCAGCTCCACCGAAGTCAGCGTTGATAGCACGACTTGATTGTGAGATGAGGTAATAATCCTCTGGAGTAAATACCGCGTACATGTCGTCGATACTTACGTCCTTCTCTTCAAAGCCAACGCGAGCGTCAAAGATCGCGTTAACTAGAGCATCACCTTTTGCCTGACGAGTAGCACCTGAAGCTGTGTAATCAGTTCCAAGTGTTAATCCTTGTCCTGTTCTGCCAGAGTTTGTTGACTTAGCTAGAGGCTCAGTAGAGTTACTTGCCGCTGCAAAGATCATTCTTGCAACACGCTTGTCATACTCAACCGCTAACGCACGACCTAACTCTTTTGTGTAGATCTGACGTACATCAAAATACGACATTAATTCATCTACATTGTAGATCGCAGCATCAGCAACCATCAACGCATCCAAGCTGATTACCCTCTCGTTGAGGTCAGAAGGATCGTTGATTGTACCTGTCAGCTCAGTGCCTGGCTGATGGTACGCAGCGGTCATTTTACCCGTGATTGGGAAGGCTACACTTTTGCCGCCTCTTATGTTTCTTTCACGAGTTTTGCCTTTAAAAACCGTTGCGGTCATAAAGGCTTCCATTACCTCGGCAGAACCGAGTTTGAGCATTAAAGCTCTATCCGTATTTAGGCCAGCAGCACCAGCACCCCAAGTAGCGGCTGCGCCTTTGACCTGACCAATACGACTGAGTGTTACAGCCATGCTGAATTAATTTTGTAGAAAAGTACTTTTGTTAGATAGCCCTTCCTTCGCTACTTAGGTTATCCACCTTGATGGGCCTAAAGCTTTTGGTTTGCTTTCTTACTTAAGGCTATCCCACGCAGGACTTCTTGCCAACATTTGTTTAACTGATTCTTGATAAGCTGGATCAGTTTCGTATATTTTTTGTCCTCTATCATTCGTCTTGCTCATTGCATCTAATACTTGTTGCTTACTTTGGAATGTTGTCTCACTTGGGACATCTCCACCCCCTATAAGCTTAGGCTCCACAACGGCATTAGGACTTTCCATTTGCATCTGAACATTACGAATTGCCCATTTAATTGCATCAATATTTCCTGACTCCATTGTTTCATTAAAATTTTCAATCATTTCTTTACTTAAATTCTTACCAGCCCATTGATCTAATTTTGCATAAGCATCATTACCGCCAATCTCATCTTTGATTGATTGTTCTTGTTCTTCTGATAATCCCTGTGGCTCAGTTGATTGAGGAGCTTTGGCTCCGTTTACATAATTTTCTACAACTTGTCTAGGAACATTAAATGCTTCAGCAAGAGTGTCGTAGTGCTGGCTTATATCTTCTCCACTATCTGCCTTAAACATCACCTCTCCAAGATCCATTCCTTTTTCTGCTAACGCTTCAACAGTTTCTTTTCCATAAACTTGAGCTGCTTGCTCTGCTGTATAAGTTTCAGCTTGTTGCTCTGCTGGCTCAGTTTTAGTTTCAGTCTGAGTTTCAGGTTTTTGCTGCTGATTTTGAGTGAACTTCCTTTGTAGTTCAGCGTAAGATTTTGCTAAATCTTCTGTACTTTTAAATTTTTCTAAAACCTGCTGAGCATCTTCTGAAATCTGCCCTTCTTGTTGAATCTGTTCAACTAATTCCTGTTGATCAGGACTAGCTAAACCTTCTTGTCCTTCAGGAATAGTTAGTTGTGGAGTGCCTTGTGGGGTCGCGGTCATTGTGCTTCTTGGGGTGGATTTGCAATTTCATTAGCGGTTTGAGCAGCATTAGCTAACTTCTGCGGATCACCCATAGCTGATTGCAGTAAAGCTTGCTGTTGTGCTTGCTCTTGGGCCTGCTGTGCTTCAGCTTGTAGCTCTTGCTCAGTCTTGATTAGGCCCAAAGTGTCTATGCCCATTGAATAGGCAAGACGAGTTATTAACTCAGTAGGTTTTAAGTACTGGGCTAATCCCTCTGGCCCAACTGTTTGAGCCAAAGTCTGTGTAAATCTGACTAACTGTTCTAATTCATGTCCTCTTCCTACTGCTGCTAGACCAACCGTCATTATTGGTTTTACTAAATCATCAGGTAATTTTGGAACCTTATTCTCCCTAGTTAAAATATCTAACTTCCTTGCGACGTATGGGACTTGAAATTCTGTTTGTAATATCGAATATATGGAGCCGATGCTTTGTTCCGTAATGAGCTGGGTCATTCTGACTTCTTCCGCGGTGACGCGCTCCGCGTTTCTTTGGTCGTTAAGCATGAAAGCTTGAGCAAGTCTTCTTTCGATTTGCTCTTTGCCTTGCATCGCTACGGATAGATCCTGTGATTTCTGAACTTGCAGCGCAAGCACATCGTTAGGATCGCCTGTGACGAAAGAACCGTTAGGGGCTTTTGCGAGATCAGCAGCCTTCGTTACTCCGCTTGGTTTTACTAAGAAACGTACCGCTGCACTAGCCAATGCTCCTTCTGCTATCGCTTGACATAACGCCTCAACTGTTTGCAAGTCAGCTATTGCCGCAGACTCAACGTATCCAACTCCGTAAGCTTGTCCGTCAACCCTAGTCATACGCAATGGAAGCCAAGGACTAAGACTTTTCGGTGCTTTTCCTTCACTTCCTGGGACGATCTTATTTTTTACTTCTTGGTGCCACTTGACTTGATTACCTTCCCACTTGATATGGGTGTAAACCTTGCAATTCTTCTCTTCTTCCTTGGCTTCTAATGGTTCAGGTTGCTTATAAAGTCCTTTTAAATCTTCTTCTTCCTCTTCTTCTAGCATTTGCCTAACCTTTTCGGGTAATGCGTAGTAAGGAAGCTGTTCACATGTCACCGCTTCCAGAGGATTACCCATTGGATCGCGGAAACAAACATAACGATTGAGATGAAATACCCTTAATCCATCAGTCGAAACATATAAAAGTGCATTTCCAGCAACGATTAAATGTAATAACGCCTCATGTAAGACAACACGATCATTACTTGCTTCTATTTCCCTAAGCACCATCCTTTCAATTTTGCTTAACGCCTCTTCGTACTGCGATTTCTGCTCTGGCCCTACTCCTTGCTGTGCTAATGCTGCTTCATCTAGTGAGAATCTAAAAAATTGTTGCGTTGGAGGTAACAAGGCTAACAACATTCGACTTGCTAAGTTCAAAACTCCGCGAGCCCCAATTCCATTCCACGGAACAGCGTATGTATCTTTATTGTTCGTGACTGGATCGTTTGATTCTGGAATTAAATAAGGAACCGTAAGACGAGCCGAATTACGGCCTTTATCTAAAACCCAATTTCGATCATTTTCACCTGAGCGATAACGCTGTTCAGCAGTAGCCATAATTAGACAGGAAGATTAGTACCAG